TGCCCCGCATGTTTGCTCCCCTCTTCCGCAGCTTTTTCGGGCGCATTCGCAGCTTTCGCGGCACTGTTGGTGGGCGAAGCTGTCGCTTGCTCCTATGGGGCACAGAACGAAACGTATATAGAAGATGAGAGGCCGAAAAAGAATGAAGTTGTTTAATATCAAGATGTTACGCGTATTTAGATAGTCGAGGCTTCTCAAAACGAAATGTTACATCGTGTTACATTCGTGTTACATCTGAGGGTTTATCCGACTGACGATTGATACATAAATGTTACATGGGTGTTAATTTGGGGTTACAGATGGAGGATGCGGAACGATGAGGGGGTGATTGTATCGCCTCTTTTTGTGCCTCTTTAAAAAATATTATATACGTTTTTATTCTATATAATTATTATTTGGTATATTTGCAGCAAATAAACAATGAGAATATGGCAAAGGTTATACATGTGCATCTACTGCATGGAATAGAGGGAACGAAGCAGAAGGATTGGTATTTCAGCAGCATATCAGCTGTATATACGGTATTCACGTCGAAACAGGTTGGGGCGACACGTAATTACTTGCTCCATGCAGGGCTTTCAGGCAATGGTACAATCATTACGAAACGGGCTGTAATTAAGCAGTCTACGCTGATTTCGGGAGGCTCTGGAGCGACATATAAGGACTGAGAAAGAAACGGCTTAGAAAGGCGTTAAAACGCCATTTGAGAGGGTGGTAAAATCAAAGTGGTTTTATCACCCTCTTTTCGTGCTTTTACGGATATTTTTAGGCTCTGGTTGTTCAAGTGGTTGTTCAAAGTGGTTGTTCATTTTTTGAAAAGTGGTTGTTCAAAAGTAGGTTTTTAGGGGGTATGATATGAGGGGGTGAAGATACTACTTTTTTAATGATAGGCGTGTTTTGTGTGCTGATAGCCCCACCCTAAATGCCACCTATTTTTGAAACTCCACCTTATTAAATAACAATATATCAAACACTTTGCATCTTTTAAGAGTGTAAAAGAGGGGGAGAATAGAGAAAAAAGGGAGAAAGAGAGGGGGCTGGGGAATCGTGGGGGTATCTTCTCGTTATTCTTTCTTGTGCCAACGTCCTCCCTTGATAACTCTAAAGGCATCTATCCGATGTTCACAGTGGTTGAAGATTGGGCATAGACGGCAAGTCTTTCTTTTTCAATAGTTAGTTGGCGGACCTGTTCCTTGAGCTGTCCTATTTCCTCTGCCTGTTCTTTAATAGTATCAAGTAATTCTTTAAGAAATGGGTCTGCATCTTGCACTTTCTGTACTGGAATGGGGTTAGTCCTTTCTTTGCCTTTAGTAAAAACCGTAGTTATGGTATGTTTTCCATCCTCAGGCTCCCCTTCTTTTGGGGCTACAATTGTAAGATTCTTACGAATATTGATAAAATCACCTATTGGTTGGTTCTCTGTTCCAAAGAGAATCCATTCTGCTGATATATTCGCATTTGCGCAAACCTTTCTTAGAACTTCATAAGAGGGTTTCCCTTTTCGTGTACCAACAATATTTTCAACAACAGTGGGACTCACTCCTACTGTTTTTGCAAATGCTCTTTTGTTATTATTGAATAGCACCTTGATAATTGTTTCGAATCTCTCATTTATGCTCATATTTTATAATATTATCATTTGCGAATAAAATATTCGCATTTTTATTTTGATTATTCGCAAAAGCGTATTATCTTTGCAACGTGTTTAATATTAAACACCGCCCAAAGATACGAAAAAGGGGCGAGAGTAACGAATTTAAAGGATTAAAAATTATGGCAACGAAAAAGTACAGTCACCACAGTGGTGACAGAAAAGACGAAGTGGTAATCAGTATTGATGTAACTCAAAGTCTCAAGCAGATGCTCAAAGAGCGTCTATCAGAGGGAGCATCGTTTCCTCCGAGTGGTCAGACTGGGCGTAGACATGCTCAGCTTGAGCGGCAGCGTAGGAATCTACTCTTCTTAGTATGCCGTATTCTTCAAGCCGCCCCTGAATATAGGCTACGTCCATCAGAACTTGCAGCTGATGTCGTCGGTGACTTATCCTGTCTTTCTCAGGAGTTGGAAGCGTATCTGAGAAGTCGAATGGTGCAAGATTGTCCCTTTCAAACTTCCAAAGGCAATATTTAGCAAGCCAAACCTTACTATTTTTCTCTTTGTCGTTTTGAAAGATAGTTGGCAAGAGCGACGTAAAATAATTACGGAAAGCCTCTACCTGGGCTTTGAGCATAATGAGTTCTGTATCCATGTTGTTCTATTTTGAAATCGGCTATAAAGTTAGTGAAAATTAGAAATTTGTAAAAATATAAACGCCCTACAAAGTTAGTAATAAATAATGATTAAAGCAAGCAAAGCAATGAAAAGATACATTCATATCAAGAAGGAAGACCGTGAGTTTATCATGATGACATTCAAGGTGTCTGAGCAGAGTGTTTTCAATGCTATTCGGTATGATACGAAGCGTGGTAATACAGATTTGGCTAAGCGCATACGCAAGCTGGCAATAGAGCGTGGAGGAATTCCTATGATAGAAGCTCCGGAATGGGAGACACTGCACGATGCAGATGGTTATATCCGCCAATATAAGGAAGGCGGTGTGCTGCTGGAGATTTTCAAAGAAGGAAACTGGTGCGATGTATACAAGAATGGTAAGAAGATGCGTAGGTTCGAGCATTTGATGATGAGTGATCTTGACGGCATTCAGAAATATGCAGAAAGATTGAGCTAAGGAGGGTGCAGTATGGAATATTACGGTAACAAACTTTGCATATCCTACGGGGAACTGATAGACGGTGGTATTGTAAGTGTCCCTAACTATCAGAACCTAACCCGTCGCAAAAAGGTGGAAATAGTCCGCCATGGTGGAGGTGCGAGTGGTTGCTGTGCTCTGATTGCCGTAGATAGTCTCCCTACCAAATACAAAGAAGCAGTTGAGGATAAGTATGGCAACGGGGCCGAGGTGATACTCACCGGCTGGATTATGTCAAACTACGAATTGGACCAAGCTGCCACAGCATTCTTTCATGATCGCTCGAAAACAGGTTTAGATCTTACTCCTGAAAAGGCACGAGAATATATTGTCAATGCTTCTGTACTAAATACCTGCATTCGGCTGTATGAAAATGCAAAAGCCATCAAGCGGACGATGGGTGAAAGATACGACTGGGACAAGATGGCTACGGCTATAAGGATATTGCGTGAGCAGTTGGGGCACACACTTCCTGCCAGCACGTTGCGTTTCAGAAAGAAAGCAAATCTGTACAAGAGTAACGGTTACGCGTCCTTGATAAGTGGCAAATTCGGAAATCAGCACCGTCGTAAGGTAGACTATAAGACCGAACAGCTTGTATTAAGCATAAAGGTACTCCCCAATCAGCCTTATGGCAGCGACGTGCATAAGATGTATATCGAATTTCTGTGTGGTGAACTTGACGTATGGGATTTAGACACAGGGGAGCTGTTCAACCCCGATGATTTTACCGATAAGGATGGGGAACCTAAGGAACTGAGCGAAAGCACCATCAGAAATATCCTTAACAAGCCAAGTAATAAGCTCAGAATAGCCAAAGCCTTGAAGAGTTGGGATGCATTTTATCATGAAGATATGCCTTATATGCATCGCCATAGCGGTGAATTCTCCCTTTCCCAAATCACAATGGACGACGTGGATTTGCCCCGCCGCATGAAAGGTAATGAATACGTGCATGCCTACTATGCCTACGACGTGGTGAGCCAATGCCGTGTGGGACTCGCCTATGGACGTAAAAAGGACGACAGTCTTGTGGTAGACTGCTTCCGGGACATGTTCCGACTGATAGAGAGAAATGGCTGGGGCATGCCTGCCGGCATTGAAGTAGAGCAACACCTTATGAGTAAATATAAGGAGGGCTTTTTGAAAGCAGGAGAAGTATTTAAAAATGTAATGTTCTGTGCCCCACAGAACTCACAGGCGAAATATGCCGAGCCCCTCAATGGCGCATTCAAGACTACGGTAGCCCACAAAAATCACGAGGGCATCGGTCGATGGTATAATAAAGGTGCACGGCGTGTGTTCCAAAAGAAAGTGAGCGACAGCGACAACCATACCTGGGAAGATAAGAAGTACTACACCTTTGAGGAACTCGTGGCCGATGACCGTCGGGACTGCAACGAATGGAACCACATGCTACACCCCAACCAAAAGAGATATCCCGGTATGAGCCGTTGGGACGTACTCGTGGCAAGGCTTAATCCTACGCTTCGTCCTTTGGATAAGCTAACACTGAGCCGCTATATAGGCGAGCGTGTGGAGACGAGTATCCGCAGGAACTCTACAGTCAAGGTAGCCTACGAAAATTGGTGGATAAGCGGGCCTGAGGTTCTTGAACGGCTTGAGCCTAACAATTACAAGGTGATAGCCTACTATCTACCCGATGACGAGGGGAAACCCACGGATGTATTCCTCTACCAAGGTGATAAGTACATTGACAAGCTGCACCGTATCACGACTTATAACCGTGTGATGGCAGAGCAGACCGAGGCGGACAAGGCTGCGTTCATTGAACAACAAAAGTATGTGGCACATTTCGACAAGTACCTGCGCGACCATGCCATTGCAAAGGTTGGCAAGATGGCTGTCCAAAAGTCTTCTTCCGTGGATGAAGATCCTATTGAATTGCCGCAAGTGCAAAAGCAGGAAGAAGAACAGGACTATATTCCTGATACAGATTATAGCAAAATGGGATTAGAAGCATATTAAAATAACATTATAAACGATTTCAAACTATGATTACAGAAGTGCAAAAACAGAAAATATTGGCAGCAGTGAGACTGAACCGCACCAATTACCCAAGCGATGCCAAGCATGCAGCAAGCCTTGGTATCAGTACCTCCGTGTACAGCAGCATTAAGAATGGCCAAACGAATAAAGCGCTGAGCGATGCCAACTGGATAGGTATCGCACGCCGCCTTGGAGTAAGCCTCAAGGATGAAATAGAGTGGAGGCCTGCTAAAACTGCTACATTTGAGTATATAACCGCCCAGTTGGAATTTTCACAACAGTCAAGCCTCAGCGGTATCATGTGCGATATGCCCAACATAGGAAAGACCTTTACGGCACGCTACTATGTGGCACACCACAAAAACGCTGTATATATAGACAGCTCGCAAGTGAAGACAAAACTGAAGCTTATCCGTAAGATCGCATCAGAGTTTGGTGTGGACAGCAAGGGAAGATATTCGGACGTGTATGATGATCTTGTGTATTACCTTCGCAGCATTGATACACCGCTCATCATCTTGGACGAAGCCGGAGACTTACAGTATGAGGCCTTTTTGGAATTGAAAGCCTTGTGGAATGCTACTGAACGTTGCTGCGCATGGTACATGATGGGGGCTGATGGATTGAAAGAGAAAATCAACCGTTCGATAGAATGTAAGAAAGTGGGCTATACCGAGATGCTCTCCCGTTATGGCGATCGATATAGTAAAGTTACGCCAGACGACGGCAAGGAACGTGAGCACTTTCTTAAGGAACAGGCAAGAATTGTGGCTAAGGTGAATGCACCAGAAGGTACAGACATTGCACAGATTGTAAGAAAGACAAATGGAGGCCTGCGCCGAGTTTATACAGAAATAGAGAAACTAAAGAGAGGAGCATAATGGGTAAACGCGCATACAGTCCGAAAGAGATCTCAGCCAAGAAATGGGTAACATTGTCTTGGGGCGAGCAGTGGAGTGAGCCGTTCGGCTTCCCTGCCGAGAATGCCTCTTGGTTCATCAGCGGGGCGAGTGCGCAGGGCAAAAGCTCATTCGTAATGCAGCTGGGCAAGGAACTGTGCAAGTATGGACCTGTCCTCTATATGAGTTATGAAGAGGGCGTAAACCAGAGCTTTCAACGTCGAATGGACTATTTGGGAATGAACGAGGTACAAGGTAAATTCAGGGTAGTCGTTGATGATACCCTTGAAGAACTTTCCGAGCGTCTTGCCAAGCCAAAGAGTCCCAAATTCATCATTGTAGACTCCTTCCAAGTAGGTTGCGACGACAAAGGATGGACATATCCCGATGCCGTGGCACTAATGAAGCGGTTTAAGCGTAAGTGCTTTATTTTTATTAGCCAAGAGGATAAAAGCGCACCAACGGGAAAACCTGCACGACGGCTTAGATATATCTGTGATATGAAGGTTCGTGTGATTGGTTACAAAGCCTACTGCTTGGGCAGGTCAATCGGTGAGGCCGGAAAGTATTATGTGGTATGGGAAAAAGGGGTCATTCAATCAACCAATAACATTGTAAAAAATCAGTGATATGGCAAACAAGCGAGACAACCTACTCTATAGGTTACGGAAGAAAGGCGTGAGGGCCAACACGCGCGAGCACACCATCTTCTTCGGCATGGGCGGCGAGCCGTTCGAGATAAGGCAGATAAGGCGGCTGTGTCGTGAGTTTCATTTCAATGTGCAATTAGTAATTGAGTAAAAAGAGTATGAGCAAGGAAAGACGGATAAAGAAAGTATATATCGCAGGAAAGATAGGTGAGGATATTCTTAGTGATACAACTCGCAACAAATTTTCCGATGCTGAAGCGTGGTTGAAAGCAAAAGGATATAAAGTGTTTAATCCGACTCAAAGCGGGCTTGGCATCATGGCAGAGAACTACGCAAAGGCATGTGGCACGAACTTCTATGAAGAGATACTTCTTCTTGACATTATGCAACTGAAACGGTGTGATATCATCTGTCTGCTTCCTGACTGGCACGAAAGCCCAGGTGCCTTGGCAGAGTTTTTCTTCGCTAAAGCAATAGGTAAGAAAATAAAACAGATTACAATGTCTGAAAATAAAATAGTAGATTGGATATGAGCAAGGAAAAACGAACTATCGAAATCACCCCCGGGCTGATGAGCCCAGGAGGGCGCATGGAAGAGTATTTTTTAAGCCGTGGCTACGTGTGCACCTATTGTCAGGGCAACGGATACCACTGGCAGGAAAACTGTTATCGTGAACGCTACAAGCATGGGTGTCCTGTCTGTAAAGGTAGCGGACGGCTTGATGCAGTGATAAGCATTCAATGGAGGGCAAGCAATGATACAGGTAGGTGATAAATTCAGAAATCATTGGGTCGGACATGAAGAATGCTATGAGGGACGGATTTATCAGGTGACGGGTTTCCTTGAAGGTTGCACTTGCGGAAAGCCTGCGTTTCTTACTGGCAAGCAGGAAAGCCCCCGACGTCCCCATTTGCATGTACGGGCCAAACTGATAGAAGCTCCGGCAAAGTATATGGTAGGTGAAAACGGTTTCGTATTCGGGCCTTTTGATGTCGAAACACTGCGCGACATCGATGCCCCTGATGAGAGCTGGATTGAAATCGTTCGGCAAAAAGGTGACCAACTGAGTTTGTTTTAAAGAAAAAAGTTAAACGGAAATGGAAAAATTAAAGTATTATTCAATGATACCGCACGACAAGCCCGAGTGGCTGCTGCGGTTGCAGTTTGAAGTCAGTCAGCACTACGCCATGCGTGGCATTGACAACACGCCCGAGGAGTGGATGGATTTGCTTGATTTCATCGACGCATTCATTCACAGCCTCTACACGCGCCGCGATATCAACGTGAGAAGTGAGGTGACAACCGACTTAATGACCGAGGATGGCGAAACACGTCTGCTGATCAAGCGCAATGGGAAGCCTTTGCAGGTGTATTACATGCAACCATCAAACGAACCGCAATGACCCACGAACGCAACTACGCCCGCTTTTACACCCTGCTGAAGCTGCTGCCCGGTGCAGATAAGGAAACGCTGGTGGCGCAATACACCGACGGGCGCACCACCTCGCTGCGTGAGACTACACCGCAGGAATACGACCTGATGTGCCGCGACATGGAACGTCTCACGGACCACGATGCGCAGCGCGAAGCCTTGCGCCGACAACTCCGGTGCAGGCGTAGTGAGGTGCTCAAGCTCATGCAGCAGCTCGGCATCGACACCACCGATTGGAACCGCGTAGATGCCTTTTGCAAAGATGTGCGCATTGCCGGCAAAGCCTTCCGCCACATCAGCATCGACGAATTGGAGGCCCTTGCCGTGAAACTGCGCATCATCGAGCGCAAAGGGGGATTGAAAGCCCGTCCGCAGCAGCCCGAACAACCCACAACAGCAGTCCGCCTGCAACAAACCATCGTGGTGGTTGCGGCGGAGAAAGCAATCGAAAATTAAACATTTTATTCAACATCAAGAATATGGAAACAACAGTGAACATCAAGAATTTAAGCCGGGATGAGCGCGCAAAGCTGCTCGCCGAGTTACAAAACGAAGAGAAACAAAGTCGCATCCAGCGTCGCGAAACCTACGAGAGTCTGCGAGCCGAACTGATGCACAGCGTGGAGGAACGTCTACAACGCGTAGCCGCTGACGTGCAAAATTTCCACCAGTGGCTGCAGGGTGAGGTCGAAGGCTTCGTGGGTGTGATGCGCGATTATGGTCAGCTGCGCAAGAGCGACCAGCGTAGCTACACCATCACCGACGGCAACTTCCGCTTAGAGGTGGCCAGCAACACCGTGAAAGGCTTTGATGAACGCGCCGACCTTGCTGCCGAACGGCTCATAGACTACCTCAAGCGTTATATGAAGAAGAGTGAAAAAGGTGCCGACGACCCGATGTATCAAATGGCCATGACGCTGCTGGAACGTAACAAGTCCGGCGACCTTGACTACAAAAGTATTTCGAAGTTGTATGAATTAGAGGATAAGTTCGACAGCGAATACGCCGAAATCATGCGCCTTTTTAAAGAAGCCAACGTTGTGCAGAAGAATGCGGTCAACTACTACTTCTCCAAGCGTAACCCCGAAACGAATGTGTGGCAGCGCATTGAACCGAGCTTTTGCAGGATGTAGCTGGCAGAAGTATGCCCGTATCCCGGACCTATACACTGTGTAGGTGCTATGGCATAGCAGTTTTTAGACTGCTATGCTTTTGAGGTTAAAAGAAGTTAGACATTCAGAGAAACGAAAAAGAATATAAAACAAACAACACAACATGAAAGTGGACAATGAGCGCCGTCGTGGCGTGAGCTATCTCAAGCGCGTGGCCGACGTGAACGCGATATATCAGCAATGGGCGAGGTCGGGTCTTTCCAACCGAGAGATTTGGCGCCGTTATATTTATCCCGTCTATGGCATCAGCGAGCGCGCCATGTATAAGATGCTCAAGATTGACGTGAAAGTGCGCCGCGACAACAACGACTCACCCCGTCCACTTTTGCTCTTCGATTTCGACGACGATGGAAAATGATTTAACACAAGTGCTTGCCCGCATGATGCGCGACGTGCAGGTGGAGTTGAAAGATGAGTTCGACCAAAACTTCGCACGCCAGGCTTTCTTCACCGAGAAGTGGGCACGCCGCCGCAGCCCCTTGCGCCCCGGGCGTGCCACGTTGGTCGACACAGGCGGTTTGCGCCGCAGCATCATGAGCAAAATCACCCATGACGGCGTAACGTTCTATTCCGCACACCCTGCGGCCGACCTCCACAACGAGGGTGGAGAAATCAAGGTGACGCAGCGCATGAAAGGCTATTTTTGGCATCGTTATTACGCGTGTGTAGGCGGTTTCGGCCGCAAGAAGAATGGCGAAAAGCGCAACGACCACCGCACACAGCAGCTCAGCAGCGAGGCCGCCTTTTGGAAATTCATGGCCTTGATGAAGGTGGGCAGCATCATCAAGATACCTCGGCGGCAGTTCCTCGGTGCGTCGGCAGAAGTGGAAAAGGCTGTGACGGAAATCATTGAGCAAAACTTAGAGGAATATTTTAACAACGAATTCAAACTAAACGGAAAATGAGAAAAGAATTGTATGCTGTCCTCAAGGCGGCAATGGAAAAGATTGAAGCAGTGAAGCACGTCGACCTGTGGAACCACAACGTGGAGTTCATCGAGCAGGAAGACAGTTGGGCACGTCCTGCCGTGTTCGTCGAGTTTGGCCCGATTGCCTGGGCACCCTACACAGGTGGTGGCTATCGTGGCGAAGGCAGCGTGCGGCTACACGTCGTGACCGACTGGTTAGAGGGCGGACAGGAAGCTGCGTGGGCTTTGATTGCCCAAATTCGCGCGGCCATGGACGGCGTGGAAGGTGACAGCTTCCACGGACTGAGGCTCACGGAAACCATCACCAACCATAACCACGAGGATATTCTTGAGAGTATCGAGGTGTATGGCGTGAAAGGTGTATTATAGCCAATACGTGCGAAAAGAAACGTGAAAAGGTTCTGACGAGTAGTGAGCTCGGTCAGAACCTTTTTTATTATTTAGGACATGCGGGCTTACTGTTTTAGGAAAAAATGGTTATATTTGCAACGTGTTCTGTAACGAAGTGGAAATATGGAAAAATTACCCAATATAGCAGACTTGTCGTTTGAGGACTTCAAGAATCAAAATGGCATCACCTATTGGTGGGCATCTGAATTCATGCTTATGCTTGGTTATTCCGAGATGAGTTCATTCAAGAAAGTGATAGATCGTGCGACTAAGGCTTTTATTTCATTGAATATTGAGTATCTTGACAACATCATCAGGGTAACTCGAGAAATTGACGGTCATTCTCAGATAGACTATAAACTAACCCGTTTTGCATGTTATCTGATAGCGATGAACGGCGACCCCAAGAAGCCTGAGGTTGCTATGATTCAGGCTTATTTTGCCACTCAAACCCGCCAGTTTGAACTTTATATAGAACGGCAATCGGACGTTGAGCGTCTTCTGATTCGTGATGAGATCAAAGAGGGCAATAGATCCTTGTGTGCCGCAGCTCATCAGGCAGGTGTGGAAGACTATGCCAGGTTTACCAATGCCGGATACCGTGGTATGTACAATATGCTGAATGTTCAATTGGCGCGCAGACGTGGCGTTGACAAAAGTAAACTCTTTGAAACGATGGGCAGAACAGAATTGGCTGCTAATCTATTCCGCATCACTCAGACCGAGGAGAGAATCAAATCACAATCGATACAGGGGCAAGCCGCTTTGGAAGGAACCCATTTTGAGGTTGGCCGTGAAGTTCGTGAGATCATCATTAAGAATATGGGTAAGAAGCCTGAGCAGTTGCCCCAGGAACGCCAGATACCCGAGGTTAAGAAAGCCTTGAAATCGGAGTTCAGAGAAATGAAGAAGATTGATAAGAAGAAAAAGTAATCTCTATATGTAAAAAATCCGGTACTTTTATTGGAAGTATCGGTTTTTTTTGTATCTTTGCGGAAGTAAAGCATTGAGGGAAAGGTAACCTGGCAATTGAGTCCTAAACTCCGCCCTTAATGCTTTATTCGTTTATATCGTTTACGGAATAGAGGAAATAACTCTTCTGTGGCTTTCCGTTTCGTTGAATCTGTATTTTCCTTGCCACATTCAATCTTACCTTTTGTCCTCTAATTTCTCCTTCGAAATAATAGAAACGGTCAACGCCGTCTGTTCTTGGATGCGTCAGCGGTGAGGATTCTATAAATGTAGCCTTTCGCAACACTTTATCTAAAGAAGCCAAATCGTCCTTTTCCAGCACCTTTGACCTGCCGAACGTATCGGAGAAGAGGTGTTTGTTGCCGTAGGTAGAGAAACCTACCTTGATCGTTCCACCTTCTATCGGCTTTTCATGCTTCACCTTAAGCAGCGGTTCCATTTCGTGCAGATAGTGCGTGCGCTCAATGGCGCGCTCGGACTTTGTCTTGTCGCCGTAACACTGTCTAACAAGCCGGCACGCTGCACACAACTCATTATCGGGTACGAAGGCGAGTTTAATGTTTCCTTTGGCAAGGTCGCAGTCGTTGCAACGGCGTATGCTGTAGGGGTTGTAGTCGGGCATGGCCTTGCGCTGCTTGCCGGGATTGAAGCGGAACATGCCGCGCGTGTCGTTAGCCAAGGCCTCGGCACCACGCCTGTAGGCTTCCTCGCGCGGTGTTTCGGGATATTTTGTTTTGCGCACCTGCACCACCGTACAACGGCAGTTCCACCCGTTGGGCGGATAGTAGCTGTCCCAAAACGCATCGCTGAAAGGCAACGTCGTGCCGTTGAGGGCAGCATGCTCGGGGCGCACATGATCGTCGCCCACCGTGCGGTATTGCAAGTTGTAACGGTCGCCGTCCTCGGCAAACGCCTCCCACTTCGCCGCCATCATGGCCGAAGCATGCGCAAAGTTATATTCCGCCCGCAGATAGTGCTCATTATAGGTTTTATCCACCTTTTGAACGTCATTCAAAAAGCGTTCGAACGGCTTTTTATTACCCTGCTCATCGACCAAAGAAGGAAAGGCTTCATTGAGTTCGTGAAAAGTTTTGAGCCCCGAGAAAACATAGGTGGAATGCTCCAAGCTATCGCGCATGGTGGCCGACATCTTCGTTTGCTCAAAAGCACTGTTCAACACGTCGGCATGCGTTTCAATAAAGGCCTGCGCCTCCTTGGAGGTGATGATATTGATATCGAGCGATGCGCCCTTCTGCTTAAAAAGGCCTTTCATCAGCGACTTGAATGCCGCCTTCAACTGTTCCTGTTGCTTCGGGTCTATCTCTTTTGCTAATAAAGCACAGCAATGATCCCCAGCGAGCAATGCTTCATAACGACTGTGCAGCCCCACATAGGCAGCGGGGCTTAGTCGAAAAAATCTTTTTCCAAGGTCTTACCTTGTCTTCCTTTCCCATCGTGAACCAAAGAAGCTGGCAGTGCAGCCTCTCTTCTCTCCCCTACGGGCATGGCATATTTCTTGGCAAAGTATTCGGGGTCGACCTCATAGCGGTCGGCAATCATTGACTCATAGGCCACCTGCTGTTCGGGGGTATAATCGATGGTGTCGTTCCAGTCGAAGCGGCAACCTGCGAGTGGGAACTTATGTGCCACCATACGCGGCAGCAACTGGTTGTTGATGACGTCACGTAGCATGTCGGCATCGCCCTCGACGAGGTTCTGAAGCACCTGCAGGTGGGTTTGACTTTGCGAAAGCGACGAGCCGTCCTCAATGGTCATCGTCTGCCCGATGATGAGTTTTGAAATTTCAGAATTGGCCCGATTGACCCGCTCGTTGTAGACATGAAAGGCATCGGCCTTGGTCGACTCAATAAATTCTATTTCAGTATCAGCCGGCATGACGGCCGTCTGTGAGGCACCCGATTCAACGAGCAAGCGGTGTATGCGGTCGATCTCCTTTTTGTCACGCGAAGAGGTTTTTGCGATTCGCATCGGCATGCCGAAGATTTCGCCGAATGTGTCCCAAAAGGAGAGCATGTTTTTCTTCGGGATGGTGTGCAGCGTGGCCTTCAGGAGCAAGCCGAGGTCGTAAGACTTTCCCGCCTCAATGAGCGAAGCAGCTATGGCTGGGTCGTGGTAGTCAATACCTGCACGCCAGTCCTGTCCCTGCTGCAGGATGAAGCGCCCGTATTCAGGAATGACATGCTTGCGGGGAATGAGTCTCACGCAGTCATAGGCTATACCTGTAGTACCTATCCCCACAACATCGCCCAGCTCGATGAGCGAATGTCCCCAATATACAGAGTCGAGCACATAGAGGCAAAAGTCCTTGAACCAAGAATGATCGAAGTAGTCGAGCAGTTCGGGCTTGTCCTCTCCCTTGTCATCTACAATCTTGAATGACTTGGCCATGACGAAGCCCTCGCGCTGACGGATACACCCTGACAAATGACCGTCGGCATCGGTGTCGCGGTAGATGTCGTAGAGCGGGCCGCGGTTGGGGTTGTCGATATTGATGGCTGCCTGCCATGCCCGCCGCCAGTCGGCGATGTCCTTACGCGTGAGCGCGTCGGTGGTCTGTTGCAGCTGCATGATGACATGTTTTACACGCGCTTGGTCTTCACCCTTGGCTAAGTTGAAATTGCCGTAAGGGGTACGGAGTATGTGGTCGTTGTCGCTTCGGCCGCGAAGTGAGGAAAAAATATCTTTGATGTTCATAGAATTTACTTTAATGGGTTCTTACCAGTTATGTCTGAGAGGCTTTTGGGAGTGCCACACTACGCCCGTCCCGGAGGGTTCGCCCGTGGCGGCATCTGTGGCCACCGGCAGGGCAGGGATAATCTTGCCGGCCTGTACGCCCTCAAGCCATTTGATGGCTCGCTCGTAGCGTTCTTTTCTTATCTCACTGCCCATCTTTTGGGGCATGGCTGCCGTCATGTGATACAGGGCGATGTCGCAGGCATACATGACGATGAGCCGGCTGCGGTTATCACCTTCTACTTTGAATATACCCTCAGTATCATAAATCGGGCGTAGGTAGCCCTCAATCTCCTCCATCGCCTCACGCTCAGCATTTATGCGTATATCAGGTGAGGTCTGCGAAACAACTTTCAAGGCGGATTCACCTATTACTACACGATAATCTTCTTCTGTGATAAACATACAACTTGTTTTATAAGGTTATATACAATGCCTTGTGCTCGATGTCGCGAGCGGTCATTCCCTTACGAAACACTCCACCTGCAACGAACTTCCTTATATCTTGTTTGGAAATGACTTCAAGTCTCCCCTTGATTACGATAACCATATGCTTGCGGTGCGTAATGTGGCGCAGATAGTCAGCCTTCCTCACTGCACGCTTGTATTTCCACGCGAAAATAATGTCTTTGATTAATTTTTTCATTTTACCAACTATTTTTTGAGGTTTTTCTTTTACTGAATTGTGGCTGAAAACTTTCCTGCCGTGTGGTGCGCTGTAACTGCCATATTGCACCTTCGTCTGCATCGGGCGCATCATCATTGCCGCTCATACCTTTTTCGAAGGCCAGCGTCTGCGCAATGCCCGCCTGCATGTCGGGGTCTTCTTTTTGCGAAACGTCATAAAAGACAAAACCGCGCTCCCATAGTGGACTGATGGCCTCTACACGTTGGAACTTGTCCGGCTTCTTGCGCTTGTCGCCCGTGATGGGCAGCTGATAGCCGCGTTGTTTGCCCTCTATAGTGAAATCATCAAGGATGATATCCTGCATGAAGCTGGCCTCCATCATGAAGCGGATAGAGATATTCTGTTCGAGGCTCCATTCATATAGGTCATAACACCAGCGAACGAGTTCGGCCACGGAAGCCTTCCTGACAAAGGCCCGCAGATGCCACAGCTGTGACTTATACTTACCCCATAGCTTTGCCGCCTTGGTGTCGTTCGCCTTCTTGCTTTTCCACGACGGGTCGATGTAGAGCACGAATTCGTCGAACTCTCGCCATGCAGGGTGTTTAGCATACTTAATCCACTCCTGTTTGAATACCGTTCCCTCGATAATGGGATTGTGCATCATTTCCTTTTCCCACGCACGATATCCTACGAACTCAGCATAAGTCCGCGCCTCCTCTTTCGTCCATTTTTCGCACCATGTAGGGTTGCCCTCTTTGTCGACGGCCTTCACCTCCGATACATGCACGCCTTTGGTTTTGCAGATATCTGCCAGCACCGAGGTCTTTGATATGAGGTTCCCCACCATGATAAAACGTCCACGGCCGACATCGAGTGCACCGAAGAGCGCTTCCTTCACCCAATCCGTTATCTCGCGGACGCGGCGTGGATTACGGCAAAGCTCATCATCATCGAGGTCGTCGATAACGATGTAATCGGGTCGAGCTTCACGCTTGCGAAGACCACGTGGTGACTGCCCACGCCCGCAGGCAAGGAAATGCACTCCGTCCTTGGTGGTGAACTCTCCCTCGGTCCAGTCACCCATAGACATCTGTTTTCCAAAATCGGCGATGATACGTTTGTTGTACTGGAGCTCCGCCTGAATATCGCCTAACAGGCGATTAGCACTGTCTTCTGACTTGCCGACAACGACCATGAAGTTGATGAGCCGCTTGGGCTGGAACATCAGCCACAGCGGAGTGAAGATGTCCATGTGCG